TGTCTGAAAAAGAAACTTTTGAGGGCAATAACCGCTCTCCTCGCGCTAAAAACTCTAGGGAGAGAGAAGAGAGGCGCAAGCCTTGGTCTCCCCCGTCGATGCTGGATGCCCCGCCCGCACCGGAAGGTTACAAACACAGGTGGATTCGCGCTGAAGTGCGCGGTTTTGATGACCGTAAAAACATTTCAGCTAGGTTACGTGAAGGCTACGAGCTTGTACGTGCAGACGAATACCCTGATTTTGAATCTCCGGTCATAGAATCAGGTAAATACGAGGGTGTCTTTGGTGTTGGTGGATTATTGCTAGCTCGCATTCCGCTAGAAACAGTGAAGGAGCGGTCGGATTACTTTAAGTCTAGAAGTTCTGACCAAATGGAAGCTGTTGATAGAGATTTGGAACGTGAGAACTCGCATTCATCGATGACGATTGGAAAACCTGATCGTCAATCTCGTGTAACCTTTGGCGGTCCACGGAAGTAGTTTAACCTACAGAAGTGTGTCGCCCTATTTGGAGAAACCATAATGGCTAACGAATCTTCGGCTTATGGTCTTCGTCCTATAGGACTTGTTGGTGCTGGAGCTAATACTACGGGTACGACCTCGTATGAAATAGCTTCTAACAACACCAATGCAATATACCAGCATTCAATCTGTGTTGCCACTACGGCGGGAACAATAGATCAAGCTGGTGCTACATCAGGCGGAACTACTCCCGCTCTTGGTGTCCTTATGGGCGTTTACTATCAAGACGCAACACAAAAACAACCCGTCTGGTTGAATTACTGGCCGGGATCAGGCAGCGTAAGCGTTGACACAAACTATCCTGTCACTGCTTTTGTTGCTGATAATCCAAACCAACTGTTTCAAGTGGCAACGGATGCAACAATAACTGACCGTGCAACTGCACTCACAGCTATTTTTGCAAACACGTCTTTAGGAACATCAGCAAGAACTGGTTCAACAGACACAGGTAGATCAAACTCTGGTCTTTCTGTTTCTGCTATAAACACCACGGCTACTCTTCCGCTACGCATCGTAGGCATAGCAGATGAGCCAGCAAACAGTGATTATACCGCTGCTGGTATCCCTATGATTGTTCGCTTGAACGCTCACTTTAACGCCACAGCGAGTAGGTTTGATTCTCAATCCACCTCCCTGACAACTGGCTTATAGGAAGGGGATAGAATATGGCTATTTCTCGCGCTCAACTTGCGAAAGAACTAGAACCCGGCCTTAACGCTTTGTTTGGGTTGGAATATGACCGTTACGAAAACGAATCAGCAGAAATCTTTGAAGAAGAGTCCTCAGATCGGGCTTTTGAAGAAGAGGTGATGTTATCAGGATTTGGTTCGGCTCCCGTGAAAAGTGAAGGAAGTGCTATTTCCTTTGACGACGCACAGGAAACCTATACGGCCCGCTATACTGCGGAAACCATTGCGCTTGCTTTCAGCATCACAGAAGAAGCGATAGAAGATAATCTTTATGATCGTCTTGCCTCTCGTTATACTCGTGCTTTAGCTCGTTCAATGTCACAGACTAAGCAAATTAAAGCAGCGGCAGTTTTAAACAACTCCTTTAATACCGCTTACCCAATTGGTGACGGGGCTGCTTTGTGTTCTTCGGCACATCCAAGTTTGTCAGGCAACCAACGCAACCAATTAGCGGTTGCGTCTGATCTTAATGAAACTTCATTAGAGCAGATGTTGATTGACGTGGCTGGAATGACCGATGAGCGAGGTCTAAAAATTGCGGTTCGTGGAATGAAACTTATAATTCCAAAAGAACTCCAGTTTATAGCAGAACGCTTAATCAACTCAAACTTACGTCCCGGTACGGCAGACAATGATATTAATGCCACCAAATCAATGGGCATGATCCCCGATGGAGCAGTGGTAAACCACTTCCTCACCGATACGGACAGATGGTTTATTAAAACCGACGTTCCTAATGGGTTCAAGCACTTTGAGCGTACACCGATAAGAACAGCTATGGAAGGCGACTTCGATACTGGTAACATGCGGTTTAAGGCTCGTGAACGATATTCGTTCGGTGTCTCAGACTGGCGTTGCGTATTCGGTAGCGACGGCGCATAAAACTCTGTTTTTTGCTCAAGGGAAGGACGGCCTTGCGCCGTCCTTTCTTTTTGCGCTATAGTAAGTAATCAACCCTGACTATTGCACCTGCAATAGACATTAACCCAGACAGGAGTGACACATGGGTACGACAACATTTTCTGGTCCTATCAAGGCTGGAACTATTAAAAACACAACAGGCACTACTCTTGGCACAGATGTAAAAAACACTGGTCAAGTTGTAATGGCACAGACATTTTCAACAGGCACTACTCTTACGAGCGGAGCTTCTGCTGCAAATACCACGACTGTAGTTATTCCAGCTAACTCACAAATTATTGACATAGTGCTTGATAAGCCCACTGTAATGGTAGGTGCTACATGTGTTTTGAGTATTGGAGATACGGTTGGTGGTAACGCCAGCTTACTTAACTCCTATTCAGTTACTATTGCTTCTGGAGTTGGACGAGCATATCCAACAACTGAAGCAGGCGGAGCGCTTGCTTGGGCAGATACAGGAACGGCGGATTTAAAACTGACATGGACTAGCACGGGTGCTACTTCTGCTGGTGAAATCAGAGCTACGATTTTGTATCAGCAAAATAATAATTTATCATAATCCGGCCTGAAGGAGAACTAATATGTCGGGTTCCGATGCTCTAGCCACCTTTATTGAGGCCGCCACCGCTGTAACAGACGGTGTGTGTGCGGCTCAAGCTGTAGGTAGCGCCACTGACCTTACAATCGATGGCTCCCTCTCTTCAGGGGGAGAAGTAACTTTTGACCAGCCGCGTAATGTCACAATCTTATCTGCGGGTAATGATTCTGGAATTACGTTTACAGTCACAGGGACTGACGAAACAGCGACAGCGGTTACTGAAGTTATTACTGGTGCTAGTACAGGCACTGCTACAGGAACCACTTATTTTGCTACAATTACTCAAATTGCTTCCAGCGGAGCAGCAGCGGCAAATGTTTCGGTAGGTTCAGGGACTAGTATTGCAGCCCCTATATTTCGGGGAAGTATGCGGTTAATCGGTCTATATGTTGTTAACACAGGAACTGCTGGAACAGTTACATTCCGTCAAACCTCTGCAACAGGGACTATTGGGATGCAATTCAACACCGTTGCAGCAGCTAACACAAACGCTTATCCCGATATACCTGACGAGGGTATTCGGTTTAACTCAGGGGGGTATGTTGTGTATACGCAAACTATCATGTCTTCTATGACAGCATTTCACGCCTAATGGTGGGTTTACAGTTTTTTAAAGCAGGTCAAAATGACAACTGAGAAAGAACGTACATTACTTGTCAAAATGGACACCCGAATAAGCGTTATGGAAGAGGTTTTGAATCGTTTAGAAACTAATCATTTAGTACATATTGAAAAAGATATATCTAGGTTAGATACTAAACTATGGGCTTTAATAAGCGGGATGGCGATACAACTAGGTGGTTTTGTTCTGGCTTTACTAATTTTTATTTTACCCTAAGAGTTTAATAAAATGGCTTTTGATTTTTATACCGGAGAAGAACAAAAGATAATCTTTGAGATTAAGAAATGGTCTGAGGAATCGTTAGAGACATCTAATAAAAACTTTAACGGTTTAGCGGCCTGCCCAAAAGCTAAGAATGCGTGGAAAGAAGATAAAGTAGGGTTTGTGTTTAAAAACGCTCCTGATTACCAAGACTTATATACAGTTGTTTCGTGCTACCCTTCTAATTTTGACATGGTTATTGTTGTAGACACTTGCTTTAAAGAAGAAGCTAAAGATTTTCATACGTTTATTTCAGGGTTTAACGAAGCTATAGGCGAAGGCATGTTTATTAACCGAAATGTGTGGGTAGTAGGATTCCACCCTGACGACGGAGGTAACGCTTTACTTAAAAGTAGTTTATTCCCAACCAGCACATCCAAAGAATATGCTGTTATGTTAGTGCAGCCTTTGAGTTTGTTGCAAGAAACCTCAGAAAAAATAGAGCCTTTAGGGTATTATAAAGGTTATGAAGATGAGTATAACGCCGATTCTATCTTACAAAACCGTAAGGACTTGTACCGACGATTAATAGGAGATTAAAAATGGCTATTAGCCCCCACAAAAAAGAAGCAATGGGAAAAGATTGGAAGTCCAATACTTATCCTAATGAGAAGATTAAAACTGGTCCGAAGAAAAGCAAACCAAGGACAAAGGGCGTAAAAGTAGCCCCTTATAATTAAGGTATTTTTATGGCAGTTTCAGGCAGTAAAGATTTTGAGTTAAACGTCACTGAGTATGTAGAAGAGGCGTTTGAGCGTTGTGGGATAGTGGCTCGCACAGGCTATGATATTCGCACGGCTAAACGCTCTTTAAATCTAATGCTGGCTGACTGGGCTAATAGGGGTCTAAACCAGTGGACTATCAGACAAACCATTATAACGATGGTGCAAGGAACTAACTCCTATACTTTAAACACAGACACTATTGATGTACTAAACGCTGTCCTACGTCGTGACGGATCAGATTATGGTATAGCACGGTTGAGTAGGGACGAATATTTGAATATTCCTACAAAAACCACCGAGTCGCGGGTGTCGCAGTTTTTTGTGGATCGTCAGATAACTCCTATTATGTACGTATGGCCGACACCCGATAACAGTACTGACCAAGTTGTGTTTGACAGGCTGGTTCGTATGGACGATGCCGATAGCCCTACTAACACGATGGAGATGCCTTTCAGGTTTTACCCCGCGTTAGCTGCTGGTTTAGCTTATTACATC